CCTATCTCTATGTAGTATTGCAGTTCCATATCCTCGTCCATATCTATATTATACTACTATAATAAACTGTCCGCCAGGTTGGATTTGAACCAACGATTCATACCTTATAAGAGTATTTCCAAAACCAAACTAGGATACTGGCGGCTGAGATAGGTATGTAATAGCTTTTTTCATAATTTTTGGATTATCAAAAAATAAGCCTATAGCTGTATTACAATTGCTACATAATAGACCTCTTATGCAATTACCGCAGGAGTAATAGCCTGCACAACAATTATGGTCGTGATCTATATGAGTAGCTTTTTTATCTTTACAAATCCAGCATTTTCCTTTATATTTACTAAGTAATTTATCATAAAACTCTTTTGTTATATGATGTTTTTTAAATCTTCTTGGATCATAGCCCAAAATATCATTATCTTTTTTTCTTTTTTTTCGCCGATATTCATTTGCTGCAAACCTACAACTGTCACATGGCTTTTCTTTATTTCTGCCATGTGTTATATAACCTGAATAAGTTCCGCATTCCAACATAACAATATTATATCATAATAAATGTATCATAACAACTACTGTATTGTCCCGTCCTCATTTTTGTCAATAGTAGTTTCCACTAACTGCTGGACATAGTCAGAAAAATGTTTTCTAACGCTTCCAGGCGGTCTTGCCCCAAGAGATCTCCACAATCTCTTATATTCAACTACATTTGCAAATGTTGTCGGACATAGCATGTAGCCAGAATACTCTTTTAGAGTAGTTGGCAGCGGAACATGCTTTCCACAGCATTTACATTCTTTTGCTTTATCTTGATATATGCTCATAGTATTTCCATTCCATCTAGTACGTCCGCCAATTTTGAAGGCATCTTTGGTGGCCTAATTACATTTAATCTAATATCTTCGCCTTCGCTATCTCTACGTCTTGAAATTGAATCATATGTATGAATATCAATTTCTTGATTATTTTCAAATTTAGTTCTGCTTATAGCATTATAAATAGATCCGCATACAGCATCCGCCAAGTCTTTAGAACCCTTACGTGGATGGTCTACCTTATCACGCATTATTTTCAGCTGCAATAATTCATCTATAAGTAGTGGAATATGAGGGCCAGTAAGCCTATCTTCAGCTACAACCATGGCCATATCATCATAATGTTTTTTAGCAACTGACAAAGTTTCTGTATTAATTCCGTATTGTTTTAACTGTTGCATCATGTCATGAGAGTTCCAACGGTCAAAAGTACAAAGTCTTATCTTAAATCCTTTTGTTCTTAATGACAATATGTAATCTTTTACTTCTGTAAAGTCTACCGATTTATCTGCAGTAGGAGTCCAATATCTAACTGCATCTACTTCTACAATTGGCGCAGGCTGGGAGTATGTGTCAGTTACTTTTACATTAACCCATTTTTGAACATGGGACATAGAAACTGCACAATGGTCATGTTTTTGTGCAAGGTCTACGTGTATAAAGTATTCTTTATCAGGGTCTGGTGCGAACCAATTTTCAAATCTACCAAAGTTATCTACGGCTAATGCCATGTTATTAAATGCCTTTTCAATTTTTTCTCTTGATTTAAAGAAAGCATCTATAGCTTCTGGTGGCATGCATGCGAAACGACTTAAAGCATCTGGCATATTTTTATAAAATTCTACTTTAAAATCTTCAATCTTTTTTGTTGGGTTGACATCCCATGTTGGTCTTTTCAAGGCATATACCTTTGGAATATTATATGAAACTATATGATCTTCTTCCCATTCAACGACTATTTCATTGCCTGTGGTTCCGTCTGGCAGATCTTCGTCCATTTTAAGAATCTTGCTTCTAACTACAGTTTCTTTTTCTGCAATCACGGAATCATAAAATTTTTGTATTGGATCATTTTTAAATCGTGGGAATGAAAGCAAAATAACTTTTCCATAGTCTGGAAAACGAGAAATTACAGATCCACGGTACATATCATATATAGCATCAGCCGTTTTAGCCTGGTCGTGTCCAGTTGTATTCTCTGTAGCAAATCCTGAAATTTCGTCAAGGATCACAGCTATTACGTTATAACCTTCGAATGCTTCTCTTTCTGAATGTCCAGAATAAACATTTACATTTTTATCAAATCTTATTTCTGAGGCCTTTGGGTCATACTTTCCTACAAACCATGGAGATCTTTCTATTCTTGTTTTAAATCCTTTAAAGAAAACATTGTTAGCCTGCTGTGCGTTAACAGCAATATTGATAATATCAATTGTGTCTCCAGGCGGTTTACCATAATATATGGCTGGGTCTTTTAAGCATAGCAATAGGTAAACTATATACGATACAGAAATAGTAGAAGTATAATCTTTTCCAGAGCCCTTACCTAATTGTGCAATTATTTCTGTGCAGGTTTGCTTGTATCTCCGCCTGCCTTCAGCTTCGCCAAAGAGCTTAACAAGAGTGGATTCTTTATATATTTGTGAGCCCTTTTCGATGAGAGTATATTGGTACTCCGAAAGTGGTGGTAATCCAAGATAGTCTGGGCTTGTAACAAACGTTCGTAAATCGACTGGTCTTTCATCAAATTCCTCTCCGTCTAGGATATCAATGAGATCATTAAAATTAAGATCCACTAGCTTCCTCTGCATCAATTACAACTGGCTCCACTACGCCAGTTATTTGAGACAAACGTTTAGCAACTTCCATTTTACATTTAGGACAAGTTGCAGTTACTTCTTTTAATATCTTTACAAGTATGTCTTGCTTTCTTTCTGTTTCCGCCACCTGCGATGCTAATTCTTGATTATCTAATAAGCCAACCTCTTGCAGCATTCCAATTCTTTTACCTTCTATATCTGCAATTAGTTTTAATGCCGTCGCCTTTACGTTTAATTGGCCTGATTGATCTGCGTCTTCTACGGTCTTCCAAGCTTCTTTTATTAACATTGCATAGTGTTGGTCTGCCCCAGATATGGCTTCCTTTGCCCTGTCACGAGCCCCAGAATCGTTTCTAACGACCTCTTTCCACTCGTCTATATATCCTAACACCTCTGCACGTTTAAAACCTGTGACGGTGGCAATCTGGGTTGGGTTATTTCCTTTAAGTAGTTCTTCGACTACCTTATTCATACGATCAAAATGATCAGCTAATTCAATATCCATATGATTAAATTATACCATGTTTTAGTTGACTAGGATCTAGACTTGGCTATTTTAAGAAGAACTAAATATCCAATTAAATCGTCAATATCATTATCTCCTGGATATTCTGCACCCTTCATAAGCCTATTTAATTTGTCATCAATACGAACATGGAGCTGTTCTCTTGGTCCCGCCTTTGAAAATATACGCACAGGGTCAAGGGCTGAATTACCGTAGGCAATATTTTTCTTTACCAACATGTGTGCAATTTCATGACAGGTTTCTAATATTTCTTTTCCTGCCTCTGTTCCGACTGTTAACAAATACAAGTCATCACATTGAAATTGACCTGAATCTGGAAATACTGGTTCAAGCATTATCTTTTACCTTTCACCAATGGATCTTCAATCCACTGAACATATCCTTCTTTCCATGTCTGACTTCCATACATGTGTTTGACGGCTTCAAAATGAAAAATTCGCCACCGTTCCCCTCCATATAAATAGAAACGATTTTGTTTGGCTATTTCAGAATTGTTTATCTTTTCATAGCCATCAATCAAATTAGTTCCATATTCTATATTTAAGGCGTTAAGTATACCATTTGACCAAGCAGTTGGTCCAGTGTGTGCATGAACAAAATGCTGCATTTCATAATTTGGATTCTCTAATTTTTCTTTAATGTAATCTAATACAGATTTAAGAAATGGATGTCCTGGTGAGGCGGCAAATGTCCATTGACAAAAGTCTCTATCATTTTCTGGACAAACTATAAATTTATATTTATTACTAATCCAATTAAATACGGGCTGGTTGCATAGGGTATCTAGGTCTGCATACACTCCGCCATATTTATATATGACCATATACCTCCATAAATCTCCACGCATAACTCCGACTGGGAGACTATTGAATAGCTGAAGCCATTCTTCTCCGTATTCTTTCAATACAAATTCTTTAGCCTGTTCATCGTCCATATACTTATATTCGTATTCTGGATTATGATGCTTCCATGTATTTACTGCATCTAGCATGTAAGGCTGGAGCTGGTCGAATGGGTCTTTATATGTTTGCCAAATTGTTTTTGGTATAAACTCATTTTCAAATTTAGCTATGAATACGCCAGTAACTGGAAATTCCTGATGATATTTGATTCCCTTAAAAGTTTTAATTACTCTTTCAGTATTCCAATCTTCTTCTACATGCACCTCATATGGATTTCCATTTATTGCATCTTGATGGTAATGAATGATTGGAATAGATATAATTGCATACTTAGCATCTTTTGATATTCTGTCCCATAGTTCTACGGCATCTTTTTCTGGCATGTGCTCTAGCACGTCGCCTAAAATAACTAGATCGTAATCAAATGTTTCCATTTCTCTGACATCCATTTGAAACAACTTATCATATCTTGCGGCTAAATTAAATTGTTTGATATATGGATCCCATACTTCTACAGCATGGACAAATACATCTTCTGGTAATACTGCCCTAATTAAATCAAGGTAGACACCCTGTCCAGCACCCACATCTAAAACAGTCTTTGGATTAATCTTTATAATCTCTTGTTGAGTCCAAGGTTTATTTGTTGGATCAGAAAACCCCATCTATAATTTTCCTTTCATGTTTATTTTGAAATGTTGATTCAAGTCTTGCTAATGTGCAACCCTGTTCAACATCTGGCTTTATTGT